ATCTTGATGATTTTGATGATGAGGAAATCATTGATTATATGGACAGTCGCGGCTATACTATCACAAAAGATCCAGCAGCAGACTCTTGTTTCGTTGATGTGGCTTGGAACATTCAGCGTGGAAATCTAAAGGAAGCATTGATCCTTCTTGAACGTGAATTGCCCGCACTAAAGGGCATCTCTAGACTGAACTAAATACAAATATCGCGGGATTGGTATATGGGTTGTGCCCTAGCCTTCCAAGCTAGTGAAACGAGTTCGAATCTCGTATCCCGCTCCATTCATACATTATGAGGTGACATTATGTCCATTTGGTATATTATTCTTGTAACTGTAATGGCCGATGGCAGTGCCACGGTTGACACTAGATATCCTAATACTCCCGAATATAACAACGAAAAGACTTGCAATGAAGTCGGCAATCTGCTAATGGAACAAGAGCAGATGAAGATCGGCACTAATGCCGGCACTGTATATTTCATTTGTAAAGCTATTTCTTCCGAAGAAGTTCGTAAGGCAACTGGCAAGGCTGGAAGCAATAGCTAATGAAGAAGGTTGAAGTGAATGATTTTGTAGAGAACGAAGACGGTTCTGCTACAATCACTGTCAGCTTAGATTACGACACTCTTCTTATGTTTGCGAGAAAAGGTATTCTTGCGACTTTAATTGAAGCTGCTAACAAGGTGATAGAAAATGAAAGTCAAGATCAGTAATTATCCTACCGATTGGTTGCGTAGCAAAATTCATTATAATTATATGAATAAGAAACACGGCTATGATTGGTGGGAAAACACAACGAAATTTGAAAGCTTTCTTGAACGAGTAGAAGGCGCTCTTCAAATCTTCTATAATGCTACTATCAATCAAGTTCTAAAGTATCGTAAGCGCCATATCAAGGTACGTATTGACGATTACGATCTTTGGAATGCTGATAATACTCTCGCTCATATCATTCATCCTGTTCTTGTCAAGATGCGTGATGCAAAGGCAGGAACACCTTTTACTGATGATGAAGATGTTCCTGAGAATATTCGTTCTACTGCGGCCAAGCCAAAAGAAAATGAATGGGATACTGACGAGTTTCATGATGCACGTTGGGAATGGATTTTAAATGAAATGATCCATTCGTTTGAATGTGAAATTGATGATAAATGGGAAGATCAGTTCTATTCTGACACCGGCACAAATTTTGAAGTTGATTTTGATGGTAAAAAGAAAGCATGGGATCGTAGACAGAACGGTCTTCGCCTTTTCGGCAAATACTACCATAATTTATGGACATAAAACATGAAATGCAATACATGTAATACTGAGTTTGTTCCATTTCCTATGATGGATGATCAGAGTGCTGGCTGTGCAGCAACTCTTTATCTCAAAGACAGAGATTACTATATTCTCGGACATTATGGTTCAATGCAGTATGACATGCAACGATATGCCTTGAAGAAAGGCCGACATTATGAAGTCGGTAACATATGTGATGACTGTATTACTAAACTCATTGACGCCGGATCAGCAGCATTAATTGAAGATGGTGTTTGGTGATGTTAGGATGGAAATATAATGAATCTATGATAAGGTCTTACATGACTGAACATGCAGAAGACATGGGTAGATTTTGGGCTGAGATATATAAGAATGCGCCTAGTTTTTATGAAAACTTTATGCGAGGATTTCTAGAGGAGCTAAACAAACCTAAGAAGGAATAGCAAATGGCATATCAACCTATTTCCGAAGAGATTATCCGACAAGCAGCAGAGATTATGGGTCCAGATAGCAACTTTCATGTTGCGTTAAAATGGGCAGAAGAGTATAGACAAGCAGGACTAAACCCTGTATACTATACGGATGATGAAGACAAAATGGTATTCGTCACCACAGAAGAGAAGATGAACGGCGTTAAGTTTAATTAATATTGGAGTTTTGTAATGAATATTCTTGAGACTGCATGGAAGCAGCGCGACTATGACGGCAAGTGGGAAAAGCTGGCTAAGGTTATGGACTACGATAACAAGTATGTCTATAAGTCCGAGTCGGGTTCTAACCTGACTTACATTCCGACCAAGTGGATGACAGTTGGTGTATTCGATCTTCTGGCGGAGATTGAATAATGGCCACAAACATTAAGATACTCAAGCTTGTTACAGGTGAAGAACTTCTTGGCGAAGTTACACAAGCAGCACCAATTCCAACTGCTGTCTCAATCAAGAATCCTGTTCGTATCATTGTAATGCCGAATAAGGTTGATCCAAAGACGCCAAATGTTGGCTTTGCGCCTTGGGCAGAGTTTAGTGATCAGAAGACTTTTACTATTGACAAATCTCATGTATTGTGTATAATAGACCCAATTAAAGAGTTCGTCAATCAGTACAACACAATGTTTGGTGGACTTGTAGTCCCAACTTCTAATCTAATCATGCCAGGAGCATAATGTCAAACTTTTACACTAGCGTTCAGGTTTACGGTTCTCGTATTCTTTATCGTGGTGTTGAAAATGGTAGGAAAGTACGCCGAAAGGTAGATTACTTTCCTACTTTTTTTGTGCCTGCGAAACAGAAAACAGAATGGACAACTATTCACGGCGACTATGTGGCCGAAATGAAGCCAGGCAATATTCGTGATGCTAGAGATTTCATCAAGCAATACGAAGATGTCGATGGCTTTAAAGTTTATGGTAATAACAGATATGAATATGCGTTTATTGCAGAATCATTTCCTGATGATGTAGACTGGGACATTTCAAAGATCAATGTGACAAACATTGACATTGAGGTTGGTTCTGAGAATGGTTTTCCTGAGCCAAGTTTGGCCAATGAACCTATTACAGCTATCACGTTCAAGAACAATCAAGGCAAGTTTATTGTGTTGGGCTGCGGCAAGTTTATTTCGTCGCGGAATGATGTGACTTATATTCAGTGTCGTGATGAGATTGATCTGATCAAGCGTTTTGTTGATGAATGGTCAGGCGATTATCCTGATATCATCACAGGCTGGAACGTAGAGCGTTTCGATATCGTCTATCTTGTCAATCGTATCGGCAAGTTGATGGGTGAAGACTTTGTTAAGAGACTTTCACCTTGGAATGTTATCTCTCAAGGCAAGACTACTAATAAGGTCGGTGAAGAAGAAATCATCTATCGTCTTCTTGGCATTGCTACACTTGACTATATCACGATGTATCGCAAGTTTGCTCCTGGTGGCCAATCTCAGGAATCTTATTCTTTGAACAATATCGCTAACGTAGAACTTGGCGAAAAGAAGTTGTCATATGAAGAATACGGCAATCTCCACAATCTCTATAAAGAAAACTATCAACTGTTCATTGAATATAATATCAAAGACGTTGAACTGGTAGATAAGATTGACGATAAGTTGAAGTTGATTGAGTTGACTTTGACTTTGGCCTATGACAGCAAAACAAATCCTGATGACGCATTCTCGCAGGTGCGTATGTGGGATTCTATCATCTTCAACCATCTACTCAAGAAGAAGATGGTCGTTGATCCTGTTGTTCGTCATAACAAGGATTCAGCTTATGAAGGCGCACATGTGAAAGAACCTGTTCCTGGTTTATACAACTGGGTTGCATCATTTGACTTGAACAGTCTGTATCCGCATTTGATTATGCAATACAACATTTCGCCAGATACTATCATTGAACCAGAAAACTATGATGGAACAATGCGTGAGTTTATCAGTAATAATCACGTATCTGTTAATACCCTGCTCAATCAAGAATGCAACACTAACGCCTTGAAGGCGGCCGATGTTACACTGACGCCGAATGGTCAGTTTTTCACAAGAGAACGTCACGGTTTCTTGCCTGAGATTATGGAAACGATGTATAATGATCGCTCTGCGTATAAGAAGAAAGCTATTGCAGCCAAGAAAGAACTGGAACTTGAGAAAGATCCAGACAAGCGATTTGAGATTGAAAAGCGTATTGCGCGATACAACAATCTCCAACTTGCAAAGAAAGTTTCTCTAAACTCAGCTTACGGTGCTTTGGGTAATCAATACTTCCGATATTTTGATGTTCGTCAGGCATCAGGTATTACTACTGCTGGCCAGTTGTCAATTCGTTGGATTGAGAAGAAGATAAATGAGTATATGAATAAGATACTCAAGACAAATGGAGAAGACTATGTTATTGCATCGGATACGGATTCGATTTACCTCTGTCTTGATAAACTGGTCAGCAAGACTATTATTGAGCAGAAGCCTAATGCTGATACAAAACAAATCATCAAGTTCATGGATAAGGTCTGTGAAGATCGCATTCAACCGTTCATTGACTCTTCTTATGCTGAACTTGCTGAATATGTTAATGCCTACCAACAAAAAATGCAAATGAAGCGTGAAGCTCTGGCTGATAAGGGTATCTGGACAGCTAAGAAGCGGTACATTCTAAATGTGTACAATAACGAAGGCGTTGAATATGCAAAGCCCAAGCCAAAGGTTATGGGCCTTGAAATGATCAAGTCTTCTACTCCATATTATTGTCGAAAGATTTTGTGGGAATCGATTGACATCATTCTGAATAAGACAGAAACAGATATGATTGGTATGATCGAAACTTATCGTGATGAATTCAAGAAAGAGTCCATTACAGACATTTCATTCCCTCGCGGCGTGAATGGTCTTGAAAAGTTTGCTGATGCTAAAGCTATCTTTGGCAAAGGTTGCCCTATTCATGTTCGTGGTTCCTTGCTGTATAATGATTTGATCAAGCGTAAGAAACTTGACAAGACTTATCCTCTCATCAAAGAGGGTGAGAAGATCAAGTTCATCTATCTCAAAGAGCCAAACACCATTCAGTCCAATGTTATTTCATTTCCGACGATTGTGCCGAAAGAACTTGACATAGAGAAGTATATCGATTATGATTTACAGTTCAATAAGTCTTTCTTGGAACCATTGAAGATCATTCTTGATAGCATCGGTTGGAAGACAGAACAAGTTTCATCATTAGAGGATTTTTTCGCATGACAAAAGATGACTATGACAATTTTCACCAAGTGTTAGAAGATATTGTTGCTTCAAGAAAGTATCTTGACGGCGCTTCACGGCCTTGGGGTCGCTGGTTCGTTCTTGATGTTGATCAAGGCTACAAAGTCAAGAAGCTAGAGATTTTGCCTGATCAGGCCATTTCTCTACAGTATCACAATCATCGCAGTGAACATTGGACGATTGTACAGGGTGAGGGTAAAGTCATTGTTGATGGCAATATCTTTACTGTTCGTAAAGGCGAGTCATTCCATGTACCAAAGCTTGCAATGCACAAGATCACGAATACTCATCTAACTGAAACTTTGATTGCAATTGAAGTTCAGATGGGTGATATATGCAGAGAGGATGATATCGTTCGCTGCTAAATACAGCATCACGGAGAATCGTGATGTTTCAATCATAATATAGGAGAATCTATATGTCTAACATTTTTAACTCCCTACTTAAGGAGATCGATAATGAGTATGCGGGAATTGCCGATGAAGGCGTTGAAGCTGGTGACGTTACTGGTTTCATTGGTACTGGTAGCTATAGCCTCAATGCTCTTTTATCTGGCTCTATCTACGGTGGGCTACCTGCAAATAAAGTCACTGCACTCGCTGGTGAACCCTCAACCGGCAAGACCTTTTACGCAATCAACATTGTGCGTCAATTCCTCAGAGACAATGATACAGGGTTCGTCTTCTACTTTGAATCAGAATCCGCAATATCTAAGCAGATGCTTACTGACAGGGGTATTGACACTAAGAGAGTTGCAGTCGTGCCAGTCGCTACTATCCAGGAATTCCGCACTCAAGCCGTAAAGATCCTCGACAAGTATATTCC